AACAGGAGAAGGCAGTCTCCGAGCAAAGAGCAGATGAAATTCGTCAGTATCTAGAGGGAGAATGAAGGTCGCAGTGATAGGCAGAGGAAGTGGTGGTCTAATCACCGCCATGAATCTGCTAACCTACAACTTAAAAGTTGATGTATATTATGACCCAGAGACCTCCCAACTACCTGTTGGTGAGTCAACCACACCTCAGTTTGCATCTCTGATTGAATGCACGTTGGGTTTAACCATCGATGATCTTATATCCTTGGGACTTGCTTCCTACAAGAAGGGTATTGAGTTTGTTGATTGGGGTAACACACCGCATTTCTTTCACAAGTTTTTGCATAGAGATGCAATTCACTTCTACACTAAAACTCTCAACCCATTTCTACAAGAGAATCTAGAGAAGTATAAAGGAGTAAAGTTTATTGGAAGACGTATTCGAGATCTTCAAACTATTTGTAATGAATATGATTTTGTAATAAACTGCTCAGGTGCTCTCAATAATTATAGAAAAGAGATTGACATACCATGTGTCAATAGTGTATTATATTTCGATGATCATAAAATTCATGGTCATCCAGAGTATACCTATCATAAAGCACACGAGTATGGATGGAAGTTTAGTCTTCCATTTCCTAACCAACGTATCTCTAGGACTGGTTACCTTTATCACAGGGAATACCAATCACATGTAGATGCTGAGGTTGTATACTCACATGGAGACCTCTACGAATGGACTCCATCGTATGCACCTGATATGATTGTCAACAATAGGTTGGCACTCAACGGTAACGCTTTGCTTTTCTTTGAGCCATTGCAAGCACTTTCGCTTTTACATTATGATATGGTCGCAAAAAGAATCTGCGACTATTTGGTTAATGGCCAGACATCAGAAGAGAAATTGCTAGGCAATCTCTGGTATCGCAGAATGGTAGAGGCATACATTGATGCCCTTGCTTTCCACTACCAATACGGTAGTGCATACAATTCTGGATACTGGGAGAAGGTCAGCAAAAAAAGTGTCACAAGGGTCGCACACAAGTGGTGGAATGATGGTAGACTCATCAAGTCAGTTGCGGAAAAGAGTATGGGAGACCTGTCTCAGCATCCTGACTTTTACTATGCACCAGATCACACCCACATTTTTGGTATCACTTGCATGGAGCAACTCTATGCAGGTTTGTCAGGGGATCGTGATTTATGAATAGTATAAATACCCATTGTAACTAACTGTTACAATCAACGTTAAACATAAAGGTAAAAACAAAAATGATTAAAACTGCAATCGCATCTCTTGCTGCTGCTGCAGCCGTAGCGGCTCCATCTGCATCCTTTGCAGGACCATACATTAATGTGGAGGCAAACTCTGCTTGGACTGGTTCTAATTACACTGGCACCACAACCGATCTTCATATTGGTTACGAAGGACAAGTAGGAGTTGCATCTTACTACGTCCAAGGGGGACCAGCAATCGTCAAACCTGACGGTGGCGACACTTCAACTGACTTCTCTGGTAAGGCAGGTCTTGGACTTCCACTTTCTGAGTCCGTTGATCTCTACTCCGAGGTCTCATTCCTTTCTGCAGACAATGCAGACAATGGATATGGTGGCAAGTTGGGTGTAAAATATGCTTTCTAATTGAGGAAGGATATATAAAACATACAGGGGTCTCTGACCCCTTTCTTTTTTTATTAACTATGGCAAAGACTCCTCCATCAACGACAATCTATACAAGAAATGGTTGTCCTTATTGCACAAAGATCAAAGAAGTGTATAATATGAATCGATGGAGTTACAACGAGATGAAACTCGATGTAAACTTCGACCGCAATCAATTCTATGCAGAATTTGGTATGGGGTCTACCTTCCCACAGGTAATCATTGGTGGGCAAAAAGTCGGTGGTTGCACCGATGCTGTAAAACACTTGAGAGAAGGACGATTCCTCTAATGAAACTCAGAAACGCTAACGAATTGTATGAATTGATAGAGAAATCGATTGATGAAGCATTCGAGACAAGACGTTTCCTATTTAACATGTATGGGTATCTAAAAGGAGCAAAGTATACTCGACGAGAGGTTACTGAGTTTATAGAATCACCCACTGCCAACTCACTTAATGAAACTATCCTAGATCTGGATTCATATATCAAGGGAGGAGATAAAGTATTGCGAGAAGCATACGGACACATCCCTAAACCAGAAGCAAGAAAGATCAGGAAGTATCTCTATGGTATCCTTGAAGATGCATGGAAATACGAGAGGGACAGAAGACCTGGTAGGAAGACAAAAAAAGTTACTAAATAAAGCTAAGCAGTCAAGGAGGCAATCCCATGGGATCAGAATTTACTTTTCTTTATGTTGCCTTCTTCCTCACGATCGGAAGTTTTCTTGTTGGTTTCCTAGTATCATGGAATATCAAAGCAGCGTTTGATGAGTGGCAAGAAAAAGCAGATTATGCTAGAATCGTTATGCATCCTGAGATGTATGATGCAGACGGCAACTTTGTAGAGGATGATCTCTTTTACTTGCGTTTGACTGAGGAAGATGATACAATTACTGACACTGATGATTAATCATGGCACAAAAACTTATGATTTGTGAGGTCTTACAAAAGACCCACTCTGCTAAGACAAAGGCAGAGAAGATTAAAATTCTTCGTGATAACAATAGTCAGGCACTACGCACCTTATTCATTATCAACTTTGATAGTAGTGTGGTGCCTCGTGTGCCTCTGGGGGAAGACGTCCCTTACACTCCTAACGAAGCACCGTTGGGGACAGAGCATACTAATCTGATTGTAGAAGCAAAGAAGTTTTATTATTTCTTCAAGGGGGGAGCAGACAAACTCTCTAACATGAAGGTAGAGAATATGTTTATTCAAATGTTGGAGGGTCTCTATAAAGATGACGCAGTTGCATTTATAAAGGCAGTCAATAAAACTCTACATAAGAAGTATCGCATCACTGAAGCGGTGGTGAAAGAAGCATTTCCAGAAATCAAATGGGGTAATAGATCTTGAGCGTCTATATTGATCCAAGAAAAACAAAGAAGGTAGAAGAAAAAGCAGCACCTACTCCTACAGCAGAGGAGTGGTTGGAGAAGGTACAAAGAATGGACAACGAAGAGTTAGGTCGTAAGATCGTAGCAGGATTCGGTGCATTGTTTATATCTCCTCTTGTTTTTATGTTCTTTTGGAATTGGATTATGCCTGCGATGTTTGGTCTCCCTGTCTTGAGTTACTTGAAAGCATTTGGATTACTAGTAATGGCACGTCTAATTTTTAAGCATGACTAATAAAGTATGTTTGGTCAGCGTCACACCAGACGCAGAAAAGACCATGGGATATATTGCACGAGTAAGCAATCCTAAGAATCAAGATAATCCTAAGGTAGAAAAACTTCTATCTTATTGTGTGAAGCATCAACACTGGTCTGTATTTGAGCAGGCACACATGACCCTTGAGATTAATACTACAAGGGCAATCGCAGCTCAAATTTTGAGGCATAGATCATTTACATATCAAGAGTTCTCACAACGGTATGCATCGTTTGAGGGTGAGATCCCTGTCCCTGATCTTAGGTCACAAGACGATAAGAATAGACAGAATAGTATTGATGATGTGCCACAAGAGGAGAAGTATTTCCTACAAGGTAGAATCGCACAGTATTTTAATGAAGGTCTCGATTTATACAATGAGTTATTGAGACACGGTATTGCTAAGGAATGTGCTAGAATGGTATTGCCTTTGGCAACTCCAACAAAAATTTACATGACTGGATCAGTCCGATCATGGATTCATTATATTGATTTGAGGTCTGCCCATGGCACACAAAAAGAGCACATGGACATTGCAAATGCTTGTAAGAAAGTATTCATGTGTCAATTCCCTATCGTCTCTAAAGCACTTGACTGGTGCCAAGACTGTGGGTGTCCCGAAGGATGGGACGATCTCCAACCATGTTTGAGGATAGATTAATGCCAACTTACAACGTAGTGAATAAAGAAACAGGTGAAAAGAAAGAATTCCAAATGTCTATGGTAGAATATACCAAGTGGAGGGAGGACAATCCCGAATGGGATAAGGACTGGCAGGCAGGTGTCGCAGGCACAACCTACGGCAAACCTAAACAGTCTGATGGTTTTAAAGAAGTCATGTCTAAAGTCCAAGCAGCACACCCCAAAGCAAACCTTAGTAGATACACCTAATGCCAAGAGCAAAGAAGTCACTAGCAAACATCCCAACAAAGGTCTTACGAAGGAAGAAACCAATCAACCTTGAGCACCTTAAAACTATAGATCCTCTCACAGAGAATCAAGAGAAGATCTGGAAGGCATATGGTGAGGGACAAAACCTAGTGCTCCATGGTGCAGCAGGGACAGGTAAGACATTCATTTCATTGTATCTTGCACTGAAACAATGCCTTGACCCTGCATCAAAGTATGAAAAGGTTTACATGGTAAGATCACTAGTCCCCACAAGGGAGATTGGTTTCTTGCCAGGTGATCACGAAGACAAATCAAACCTATACCAAATCCCATACAAAAATATGGTAAAGTATATGTTTGAGATGCCTGATGACAATAGTTTTGAAGCATTGTATTCTAACCTTAGAGCACAAGAAACTATTTCATTCTGGTCAACCTCTTTTATTAGAGGCACCACATTTGACAACTCTATCATTCTTGTTGATGAGTTTTCAAACTTAAACTTCCACGAGTTAGATTCAATCATTACTCGTGTTGGTGAGGACTGCAAAATTATTTTTTGTGGTGATTACTTTCAGTCAGATTTGACTAGATCTAACGAGAGAGAAGGTATCCTAGACTTCCTTAGAATCCTCAAGCAAATGCCATCCTTTACATGTGTAGAGTTTGGAATTGATGACATTGTAAGGTCAGGTCTTGTCAAAGAGTATCTTGTTAGTAAAATACAACTCGGATATTAATTAGTATGTTTAATTATGTGGGATCTCCCAAGGAGATCTGTGAATTAGAGTCACGCACCTTAGAGCGAGGTAGATTCTATAAACTTGACGATGTATGGGTGCCATCTGTTACTACAGTTATCGGTCACCAATCTAAGGCAGGTATTCTTGAGTGGCAAAAGCGTGTGGGTTTCCACGAGGCAGAGAAGATTCGTATGAAATCTTCTTGGAGAGGCACCAAGTATCACAACTTAGTAGAAAAGTATTTACGAAATGAAGATGTTAAAAACCGTACGGAAGGCGAGGGTCTTACCTCGTACCTTTTTAGGTCTGCTCGTAAGGATCTTGATCGGATTACTAATATTCACCTTATTGAAGCCCCTTTATTTTCTCGCAATCTATATCTCGCTGGCCGTGTTGATTGCCTTGCTGAGTTTGATGGCGAACTTGCTGTAATTGATTTCAAAACCACAAGGGAATTGAAGAAACCTGAGTGGTTGGAAAACTATTTCGTGCAGTGTAGTGCGTATGCTTACATGTATTACGAGCACACTGGCATAGAGGTTGACAAACTTGTTACAATATCTGTATCAGAGTCTGGCGAGATGCAAGTCGAGCAGAGATATGATAAAGAGAAGTATGTTAACAAACTTCTTGATTACATTAAAGAATACAGAGAGTATATCGAATCTCGTCAATGAAAGATACTTTTCTAGGCATACCATTCTTTCGTTTCTATTATCCTGGTGATGTAGAGAAGGTTGCATACGAATTAGAAAACTTAAAGTGGAAACGTAATGATTTCAACTGGATCTGGGCAGGCATTAATGAGCGTGGCACAGGTGAGCAGTTGCATGACCTACCACAGTTTGCTGATCTGTTTGCATGGATGAATGAGTGTCTAGAGGAAGTAAGAAAAGAGATTGCACCTAACGCTACCTCTCTAAAGTTTGTATCGTCTTGGGCAAACAAGAATGATCCTACAGATTATTTCTTTGATCACACGCATCCTAATTGTTTTCTGAGCAGTAATTACTATGCGTCTGGTCTACCACAAGACAAAACAGTTTGGCTTTTGCCAAATCCATGGTATAGTAATACTAACATCTCACCTTTCGGAGATTATACTGATCCAAAATATCATCTAGTGCATGAGGAGCCAACAGAAGCAGGTAAGTTTATCTGTTTTCCTCCTACTATAAGACACTACGCACAACCTAACACCACTAATGGACCCCGCATGACTATCGCAGCAAATGCATTTCCCTCAGGTCTCATTGAATCTGGTGGAGTCTCACGCATGTATGTGGAGGTCACCAAATGAATGACATTGAAAAAGAATTTATGACACAAGGAAAATTTACTTCACTAGTAGAGACCCTTGTCAAAGAAAGTGAAGGACTGCTAAATTATATTGAAGCAGTCACTACAGTATGTGAAGAGTATGGTATAGAGATTGAAGTTGTTAACAAATTGATCTCTCGTCCACTCAAAGATAAAATTAAATGGGATGCCCAACAATTAAACTACGTTAAACGCACCTCTAGAGGTGTCCTCCCCCTATGACAGAAGATTTTTTCCACAGCGATCAAGTGAGAGAATCACTTGAAGATATTCAAACAACCTATACTGAATTGCTCAAGATGTCTGCAGGATTTGCAGAGTATGACATCAAGAAAAGAGTAGAGCATATAGATAAGACCTTAGATCTAATCGCAAAACAGAAAGTATTCTATGCACGATTAGCACTAGCATCACATGAAGAAGGTGCTGATGAGGCAATCGATTTTATTAAAGATAGAGTTGATACGATGTCCATGAAGACCACAGGTGGCATGGATCTCATGTCTGTGCTACAAGTAATGGAAGATAAATTGTTAGGTTGGAAGAAGGAGTTAAAGAATGCCGAATCCTGAGCAACTATGGGAAGACATGAAGCGTCTCAACGATGTCATGGAGGAATTGATGTGGGATCCTGACGACGAGATTATTTTTAGTCACAACGGTAAGGATATCATCATCAAGAATCGCACACAATCCCTTGACAAGGGATAAATAGTATGTCACCATGAATGGTGGCAACACGCCAAATACAAACACGGAGAATACAAAGATGTCATTTGCATCACTCAAGAAGTCCTCAGGATCATCCTTTGCAAAACTTACAAAGGAGATTGAAAAACTACAGAAACCTGCGGGCAGTGCTCAAGTTGATGAGCGTCTATGGAAACCAACTCTCGACAAGAGCGGTAATGGGTATGCTGTTATTCGATTCCTTCCAGAGCCTGATGGGGAAGATCTTCCTTGGGCACAGGTTTGGAGTCATGCCTTCCAAGGTCCTGGTGGATGGTATATCGAAAACAGTTTGACAACACTTGGACAAAAGGATCCTGTCTCTGACCTCAACCGTGAGTTGTGGAATAGTGGCAAAGATTCTGACAAAGAAATTGCTAGAAAGCAGAAGCGTAAACTCTCATACTACAGCAACATCTATGTTGTTAAGGATGAAATGAATCCTGAGAATGAGGGCAAGGTCTTCCTCTACAAGTATGGTAAGAAGATTCATGACAAGATCGTCGCTGCTGCACAACCTGAGTTTGAAGACGAGCAAGCAATCAATCCATTTGATCTTTGGAAAGGTGCTGACTTCCGTCTGAAGATCTGTAAGGTTGCAGGTTTCTGGAATTATGATAAGAGTGGGTTTGCTAACCCATCTACTCTAGGTAAGATGACTGACGATGAGTTGGAAGCAGTTTGGAAACAATCTTATAGTCTTAAGGACTTCACTAATCAGTCACAGTTTAAGACCTATGAAGAGTTGGAGACACGTCTCAATTCTGTGCTGAAGGTTACACCTAAGCGTCCTGACCCTGAGACTTACGAAGCAGAAGACACTTCACAAAGTGTCCCTGATCTTCGCACAGGGTTTGGAGATAAGGTAGAATCATTACAGAAGGATGAGGATGTAGATCTCTCCTACTTTGCAAAACTAGCGGAAGAAGACTAAATGAAGTCAATGTTAACTGCCATGACACTGTTGAGTGTCATCTCCACTCCAACTGCTGCTCTCGCACACCACAACGGATCAATCAGTCCTTATACTGGTGAGCGTGAGTATCGTGGGTGGTCTGGATCTCGCTCTCGCAAATGCTATGAGCAACGATACAAGGAAGTATATATTCCTGGTACCTCACAGAGTCCTGGTTACGTTGACTACAAACGCAAGACTGTCCCTGTCCCTTGCTATGGAGATAGGTATTGGAGACCAAGACCTAACCCTCCTATCAGAGGCATTCCAGTCCCTGATCCTGCACCACAGGAAGACAACAATGATTGCTCACAAGGTGCCGTCTTAGGCGGTATCCTTGGTGGCGGTATTGCAGGTGGGATCTCTGAATCAGATGCTTATATCTGGTCTATCCCTCTTGGTATCGTTAGCGGTGCTATCGTAGGTTGTGAAGCAGACGGTGGTT